TGGACCTGGCGCAGCAGTTCCATATCGCCCAGCAGGACAGCGCCAAGCTGCAGGCCTTCATCAACACGCAGCTTGGCGAGCCATGGGAGCAGATAACCGAAGGCGCCGACCCCGGCGCCTTGCTCATGCGCTGCGAAGAATACGCAGAGGCGCTGCCGGTCGGGGCGCGCACGGTCGCTGTCGACGTGCAGAAAGACCGGCTCGAGCTCACCGTGTATGACTGGGGAGTGGGCGAGGAATCCTGGGCGATCGAGCATGTGATTATCGAGGGCGATACCGCAGGCGACGGACCGTGGCTGGAGCTGGATGAAGTCATGAAGGCATTTGCGCCGGACGCTGCCGGCATCGATACCGGTTACAACACCGACAAGGCCAGGGAATTCTGCGAGCGCCGCCGCTGGGCATTCCCGCTCAAGGGCATAGAGGGCAAGGGCAAGCCGCTCACTGAGGATGATGAGGCACGCAAACGCCGCCTGCGCCACCGCAGGAAAAAAGGTTTCTCGCCCTACCTGGTCAGCGACTATGCTGCCATGGCATTGCTGGCACACCGGCTGTCACTGGAAAAGCCCGGCCCTGGCTATATCCACTTCGCCAAACTCGCCTGTTTCGACGACGAGTTCTTTGCGCAGCTCACCTCCAACCGCCTGGAAGAACGCAAGGTGCGCGGCCGCCGCATCGTGGAATGGCGGCAGGTGCGTATCCGCAACGAAGCCTACGACACCTGGAAGATGGCGCTCGCTGCATTGCGGCTTGCCAAGATTGACCTCAAGGCGCGCATAGAAGCCGGTGCGCGCAAAGAGCTGTCCGCCAGCGTGGGCGGACAGATATCGCTCAAGGGTTTCAAGCGTTTTCAGGAGGGCAGATGAAAGACGATAAACAGGACATCGTCAGCTATTTCGTCCGCCTGGTGGAAAAGTTCTGCCCCGGCATGGATCACGACCGGGCGCTTGAGCTGGAGGACCAGATACGGCAGGACTGGGGTGGCAGCGAAGTCGGGTATATAGCAAAAAAGCGCAAGGCTTCACCGCAAGAAAAAGACGCAGCAGTGCAGGAATATATCGCCGGTGAGGACACCAAGAAAGCCAGTAAGCAGCATGGCATATCGCGGGCAACGCTTTATCGGTATTTGAAGAAATAGGAGAGAAAAATGGAAAAACTTTTAAAAATGCAGGATGTGCAGGAGATAGTCGGTTTCAGCCGAAGCCAAATAAATGACATGGTTCGCGAAAAAACTTTCCCAGCACCTGTCCGCATTGGTGCCAGCATTCGCTGGCCACAAAGCCAGCTGCAAGAATGGATACAGAAAAAAATCAAAGAGTCAGCAACTTGCTGATTACATGATAATGATATAGAGATATATGGCTTATTTCCCAGAACTTAAATGCAAGCAAGTGCAAGTGTGTTACTGGACTTGCAATTATCCTTGGCACCGCCACAAAACAGAGAGAGTGGCGGCTGCGTGCATTAAAAAATTCCCCATTGACCCAATGTTAAAAGACAAAATATGGGGCAAACATGCGCTTGCTGAAATACTTGCTGCGCACCGCGCAGGGGCAACATACATTGAGTTATCTAAAAAGTATGGAATAGCGAAATTCAAGGCTATCCGCCTTGTCTATTGCGCACTTAGGGCAGAGAAATTTCCAGATTTACCATTCTGGGGGCTTTCGAACAGAGCAATCAGTTGCCTAAGCCAAGCCAATATAAGTAATAAAGACGAACTGTTGGTAGCTTATAACTCTGGCAAGTTGGCAGAGATATACAACTTAGGTGCAGGCACTCTAAGTGAAATAGGAGCTTGGCTGACCTGGACAGAGCCTAAAAGAATTTTGAAAAAATAGGAGAGAAAATGGAATCTATATACAAGGACTGGATGGACGTTGCATATAAGGCCAGGAATGCGAGAAAGGCGCTAGATGAACTATCGGTGTCTTTAGGAAGGACTGGCACCGCAAAAGATGTTGATTCAATCTTAGTTCTTCAAAAAAAATTGAGGCAACATATCTCTGTTATAGATAAACGTTTTGAAAAAATAGCATTAAAAAATGGAGGCCTGATTGCACCATGCGGCTACCTCGCAGGCCGCTATGCTCCAGGCCAGTGCTGGCATAAATTCAGGGAAATCCTACAGTAATACACCATCACCCCGTCTCATTTCCCCCTGAAATGAGACAACCCAAACCAGTAATGTCACGCCATCAACTCGGAGATTCCGAATGGCAGGCATTACACTCGCGCAGGCTGAGACACAACTAGAAGCATACCTCGCCGCTGAAATAGCCGTTTTATCCGGGCAATCCTACGAAATCGCCGGCCGCTCACTGCGCCGCGCAGACCTTGAGTTCATCCAGAAGGGCATCGACACCTGGAACCAGCGCGTGCAGGCTCTGGGCGGGCAGGCTTCCGGGCGGGGCCGCGTCATCAATATGTGTCCGGGCGGCTGAGCATGGCCAAGCCCCTCATCAAGGAAAACTTCATCGACAAGGCGCTGGAATTCGTGGCGCCGCGCATTGCCTTCCAGCGCCGCAAAGCACGCGTGATGCTGGCACTCTCCGGCTCCGGCGGCGGGTATTCCGGGGCAAGCAAACGCCGCACGGCACTTTCCAACTGGCAGACATCGGCAGGATCCGCCGAAGCGGATATCAGCCCTGATTTACCGAACCTGCGCGAGCGCAGCCGCGACCTGGTGCGCAATACCCCGATCGCCACCGGCGCGGTGGAGCTGGCCACCACGCACGTCATCGGCACCGGGCTGACCCCCGCGCCATCCCCGAATTATGAATATCTCGGCATGACCGAGGAGCAGAGCAGCGCCTGGGTGGCGAATGTCAAGCGCGAGTGGGCGCTGTTTGCCAACAGCAAGGATGTAGATATTGGCCGCCGCATGAATTTTTACCAGCTGCAGGCGCTGGCATTCCGCGCCCGCATGGAGTCGGGCGACGTATTCGTGCTGACGCCGAACAAGGACAGGGGCAACGCCTATTCGCTCTGCCTGCAGGTCATAGAGGCAGACCGTGTCAGCAACCCGAACCGCGCGCAGAACACCGACAGGATCATCGACGGCATCGAGGTGGACGAGAGCGGCGCGCCCATAAAGTGCCATATTTCCAACAAGCACCCGGGTGACCTGCGCTCCCGCAGCATGCAGTGGTCAGCCTACCCGTTCTATGGCGCCAAGGGCCGCCGCAACGTGCTGCACCTGTTCAAGCCGCTACGGCCCAGTCAGGTGCGCGGCGTGCCGGATTTTGCGCCCGTCATCGAGCCGCTGAAGCAGCTTGGCCGCTATACCGATGCCGAGCTGCAGGCGGCCGTGACCGCCGGCATGTTCTCGATCTTTGTGAAGATGGACCATAACGCATTCCAGGAACTGTTCGACGAGACATCAAAAAGGGAAATCACGTCATCCGCCAGTAAATGGGAAGGTAACATGGACAACGGTGGCAAGGCCGTCAACCTGTTGCCGGGCGAGGACATCAGCACCGCCAACCCGGGCCGCCCCAATTCCGAGTTCGACCCCTTCGTGCAGGCCATCATCCGCCAGATCGGCATGGCACTGGGCATTCCCTACGAAGTGCTGATCATGCACTACACCTCCAGCTATTCCGCTGCCAGGGCTGCGCTGCTCTCTGCCTGGCGCACCTTCCGCATCGCCCGCGACTGGATGTCAACCGACCTGTGCCAGCCGGTCTATGAACTGTGGCTGGCAGAGGCGGTGGCGCGGCAGCGCATCAATGCTCCGGGGTTCTTCCAGGATCCGGCAGTGCGTGCCGCATGGTGCGGCGCAACATGGATCGGTGACGGCCCCGGCTCGATCGACCCGGTCAAGGAAGTGGATGCGGCAGAGAAGCGCGTTGCGCTCGGAATATCCACGCGCGATGCCGAGAGCATCCTGCATGACGGCGTTGACTACCAGACCAAGCATCCGCAGCTGGTGCGCGAAAAGAAGATGCGGGACGAGGATGGACTCACGGCTGCACCCAAGGGCGAACAGCCGCCACAAAACCCAAGCCCTGATGCGGCCAGCCGTGTCGAGGATTAGAGCCCCACATCGTGCCCGTAAAGGGCATCACCACCAATCTAAAGCAAATAAATTTGCAAGATTGGTGCGACACGTCTCATTTCCCCCTGAAATGAGACGGAACAACTCAGTAATGTTCGCACCATGCGCTATCCCCACCTAGCTGCCAGGATATTCAATACGCCGCTGCTGATCCATCCGCAGAAGCTGGATGCGATTATCGCCGGTATCGGCCCGAGGCTGCTCGATGTGGCTGGCGAGCAGCTGCATATCCAGTCCGAGGCATCATCCCTCCCTGCGGAATTGTTCTCCACGAAAAAAGGCGTTGCCAACCAGGAGCGCGGCTACAAGATTGTGGACGGCGTGGCGGTGATCAATATCAGCGGCGTTACCGTGCACCGCTCTCGCATGGAGACCATGTCAAGCATGCTGCTGGGCTATAACGACATCACCACGGATGTCGAGCACGCCATGGATAACCCCGACGTGCACGCCATCCTGCGGGTATATGACAGTCCAGGTGGTGAATCCTCGGGCGCATTCGAGCATGCGGACCGCATGCGCGAGATGCTCGGCAAGAAGCCTATGGTCTCCATCGCCGATTGCTTTGCCTGCTCCGCCGCCTACCTCGCCGGCAGCGCCGCCGATGAATTCGTAGTCTCCCGCACCGGTTACGCAGGCTCTATCGGCGTGGTGATGCGCCACATGGACATGTCGCGCGCGCTGGCGCTGGAAGGCGTCAATGTCACCCAGATCTATGCCGGCTCGCACAAGGTCGACGGCAACCCGTTCAACCCGCTACCGGAATCGGTACGCGCCGACTTCCAGGAGGAAGTGGACGGCCTCTATGAAATGTTTATCGAGACGGTGGCGCTGAACCGCCGCATTTCCGCAGAAGCGCTCAGGAACACCCAGGCGGATGTCTATCGCGGGCAAAAAGCGGTCACCGTCGGTCTGGCTGACAGGGTGTCCACCACCGACAATCTTATTGCCGAGCTGGCCGCAAGACGGACGGCACACATACACAGCATGCCAGCGAGCGCAACTCGCGAAGAAGTCAGCGCCGGGCTGTCCGGCCAGCAGATCCAGACAGCAAACCCCATTTCAACCAAAGGAGCAACAGCCATGAATCTGGACGAATTGCGCACCGCGCACCCAGACCTGTGCGCTGCCCTGGTAGAGGAAGGCCGCGTTGCCGGCTTCGCCGCCGGAGCAGTCGCAGAAAGTCAACGCATCAAGGACGTAGAGGCACAGGCAGTTCCCGGCCACGAAGTCCTGATTAACACCCTTAAATACGACGGCAAGACCACAGGGCCGGAAGCGGCCGTGCAGGTGATCGCTGCCGATAAAAAGGCAGGCAGCGCCGCGCTCGGCATTATCACTGGTGCTGCACCAGGTGCCGCTGCATTTGCTGCCGCGCCTGATGCCGAGGCAGAAGCAGCAGCCAAAGCCGCAGAGACAGCAGCGCTGCCAATCGAAGAGCGCGCCAAGGCGATCTGGGAGACGGATGCCAACATCCGCTCGGAATTCACTAACTTTGAATCTTATATGGCCTTTGAAAAAGCGAATGCTTCTGGCCAGGTCAAGATTCTGAACAGGAAAGGATAAATCATGACTACTTTAGCAGCCAACAAAAAACGCTCCTATGAGCTGGGCACCCGCGACGATACCCCGGTCATCGCCAGCGATATCATCTACGAGGGCGCAGCGGTCGGGGTCGTAGTCGGCACCGGCCACGCACGGCCACTGGCAGCAGGCGACCTGTTCGCCGGTTTCGCCGAATTCACCGCGGACAATGCCGCCGGTGCAGCCGCCGCCATCAATGTCACCACCATCAAGTCCGGCGAGATACAGCTTGCCGTGACCGGTGCGGTGATCACCGACAAGGGTCAGCCGGTGTATGCCACTGACGATGACACCTTCGTCTTGAGTCCTGTGGGCGGCGTGTTCGTCGGCTACGTCAAGCGCTATGTGTCTTCCGGCGTGGTTGTCGTGGATTTCAACGCAGGCGTTTACCAGGACCCTTATGCCCGCTACACCGTGCGCGAGACCTTGTCCGCCAACAAGACGCTGGACGCGGAAGACAGCGGCAAGCTGTTCTGGGTGGACACCGACGCTTTCACCATCACCTTGCCCGCCATCGCCACCGGCCTCGACGGATGCCTGGTTGTCAATGGCGGCAGCTACGGCGCCATCGCGGTGACGCTCAGCCCGAACGCCTCGGACATGATTCTCGGCCCTGACATCACCGGCGCCGACGACAAGGACCTGATCAACACCAAGGCAACAGCCAAGCGCGGCGACTTCGTCATTCTTGGCGGCAACGACGCCGATGGCTATGCGGTACAGGCGCTTCGCGGCACCTGGGCACGCCAAGCCTAACCTGACCCGATAACGAAAGGATAAACATCATGGATCAACAACTATTATCAAGCCGCGCGATTATGGGCATGTATTTTGCCCGCCTGGAAGCAGACCCCGGCCTCGCCTGGGTAAACGGCATCTCCAACCTGTTCGGCTCCGACCAAAGCAGCGAGACCTACAACTTCCTTGGCCAGAGCCCGGCGATGCGGGAATGGATCGCAGGCCGCCAAGCCAAGGGCTTCAGCGGCCAGGGTGTGACCATCGTCAACAAGCACTACGAGGCGACGCTGGAAGTGCGCAAGACCGATGCGCGCCGCGACAAGACCGGGCAGTTGCAAGCCCGTGTGGACGAATTCGCCGACCGCGCGCAGACCCATTGGGCCAGCCTGCTTTCCACCCTGCTGCTGAACGGGCCATCGACTGTCTGTTATGACGGCCAGTATTACTTCGATACCGACCATGCCGAAGGCTCCAGCGGCACACAGGACAACGATATATCCGTGGATATCTCGACCTTGCCTGGCGCCGGCAGCGACAATACGCCTTCCGCACCATCTGTCACGCAGATGCAGCAAGCCATCCTGAAGGCTATCGCCCAGATATTGAGCTTCAAGGATGACCAGGGCGAGCCGATGAATGAAGGTGCGCGCCGCTTCATGGTGGTGGTTCCGGTCGGGCTCTACTTTGCAGCAACTGCTGCTTGCAGCTCTATCGTGACCGCCGCCATGCAGCAAAACCTCAACCCCAACCTGATCGCAGGCCTGACGGTGGACGTGCAGATGAACGCACGCCTGACCTGGACCGACTCGTTCGCGGTGTTCCGCACCGACAGCCCGATCAAGGCATTCATCCGCCAGACCGAGCAGGAAGCAGAGCTGAAAGCGAAAGCCGAAGGCTCCGAGTTCGAGTTCGACAACGATGCCTGGCAGTTCGGCATCGATGCCTGGCGCGGTGTCGGCTACGGTTACTGGCAGCGTGCCTGCTACGTAACCATGATCTAAGGGGTGCTGCCATGAAATACGAAATCGTAAATCAGGCAGCCCGCATTCCGGCTGGAGTCCTGGTGCTGACCAAGCACCAGGCAGTACCCCGCGCACACAACCTGAAGGCACTTGGCAAGGACAGGTATGAAGTGGTCAACCCGGTCGAGTTCAAGATCGGCGAGACCATAGGCTACGAAGGTGACCTGCCCAAAGGCATGGCCAACGAGCTGCTGTCTGAAAAAGCCAAGGCCGAACGGGAAAAGGCGGCAGCGGATACAGGCCAGACTGTGGCAGACCTCAAGAAAGAGCTGGAAGCGCTCGGCGTTGCTTACAACAAGAATGCCAACAAGGCAACGCTTGCAGACCTGCTCGCCTATGCGACCAAGGTGACAAACAAGGCTGTGGAACTGAGCGGGCTTAGCCGCGATGACTACAACGCCTTGCCGCCTGCCGAGAAGGATGCGCTGATAGCCAGAGCAGAAGAAGCGCCGGAGTAGTAACCCGTGGCGATGGTCGAGGACATGTCTGTATTTTTCAATACCGCCGAGCACGCGGTGGATGCCCTGTGGAAGGGCACCACCACGGTGCAGGTGATTCTTGATAATCAATACGCAGAGGTTGCTGGCGTCAACGGCAGCAACCCTGTTGTGTTGGTCCCGACGGCTGATATGCCTGGTGTAGCGCGCGGTGATTCGCTTGTGGTGCCTGTTGGCGGGACCAGTTACACCATTAAAAATCCGGAACCGGACGGCACCGGCATCACTCGCCTTGAGCTGCAGAAGGTCTAGCGATGACTACCGACGTGCGCACCCAGATATTCGAGGCAGGCAAGACCCGCCTCACTGGCCTCACCAGCACCGGCAGCAATGTCTTTTCCGATACGGCCGAGGATCTGCCGCGCCAGGATTCTGAACTGCCTTGCCTGTCTTTGCGCATAGGCCCAGAGACTGCAGAGACTATCTTGCTTGGCAATCCAGGAGAGGTGCAGTGCCACGCCGATTTCATTGTGCGTCTGCTGGCCAAGTCCAATAGCGGGCTGAATAACGTGATCGGCACCATGAGCAAGGAAGTCAAGGCAGCCATCGCCAGTGATGACACCTTCGGCGGCCTGGCTTCCGGCGGCATGGTGCTGACGGACACCAGTGAAGTTTCAATTCTTACCGATGCAGAGCATCCGGTGGCAGCGGTCGATATGACCTGGCGTGCCCAGTATTACTACCTGAAAAACACCCCCGACGTGGCGAGATAAGGAGCCCATCATGCCAAAAACCACCCCAGCCCAGACCCCGCCAGCAGCCGAGAGCGACCCGCAACAGGGCGGCTCCTGGCTGCGCAACGAGGACGGCACGCTGGTGAAGGCCAGCGAGCCTGCCGCGCCATCCAACGAACCCGATACCGAAAAGGAATAGACCATGGGACGCCTAGTCAGAAACTCCGCCATCCTCGCCAAGATCGAAAGCAGCTACGGGGTAGACCCGACCCCTACCGGTGCCGCCAACGCGATGCTGGTCTCCAACCTCAGCGCCAATGTGCTGAATGCCAACAATGTCGACCGCGCCCTGATCCGCGCCTATCTCGGCGGCAGCGAGCAGCTGGTGGGCACGGTCTATAAGTCGCTGGACTTCGAGGTCGAGCTGGCCTCCTCCGGCACGCTCGGCACCGCGCCGCCCTGGGGGCCACTATTGCGCGCATGCGGCTTTGCCGAGACGGTGACCGCCGTCACGCGCGTGGACTACACGCCGGTGAGCGATGCGCTGGAGAGCGTCACCCTGCATTACCACGACGACGGCGTGCTGCATAAATTGCTCGGCGCGCGTGGCAGCTTCGAGCTGAAGGCGGGCATAGGCGAGCGTCCTGTGCTGGCGTTCAAGTTCATCGGCATCGACGGCGGCGACACCGCAGTCGCCAACCCCAGCCTGACGCTGACCGCCTGGCAGAAGCCGCTGGTCATCACCGACACCAACACCGGCGACGTGACCCTCGGCTGCACCTATGCCACCGGCGCGCTGGTGGGCGGCACGGTCTACCCCTCGCGCGGACTGCAACTGTCCAGCGGCAATGTGGTGAACCACACGCCGCTGCTGGGCGGCGAGAGCGTAGAGCTGTCGCAGCGCGAAGTCACTGGCCATGTGGACTTTGACCTCACTGCGGCGCAGGAGGCCAGCTTCATGACCAGCGTCAAGGCCAACACCACGCAGGGCATCGGCCTGGTGCACGGCACCACCAGCACACAGAAGGTGCTGATATTCGGCATCGCCGCGCAGCTGATCAACCCGACCAAGCAGGAGCTCAACGGCAAGCGCCTGATCGGGTATGACCTGCGCCTGGTGCCATCCGCCGGCAATGACGAATTAAGAATTGTGGCGCTCTGATGTTCAAGCTCAAGCCCAGCCCCACTTTCAAGCTGAATGCCTCCCTGACCGTTCCGGGAGAGGAGCCTGCCATCCTGCCGCTGGAGGTGAATTACCTTAACCCGGAAGCGCTGGGAAAGTGGGAGGAAAAGTATGGCGGCAAACCTGAGCTTGATGGCTTGTTCGAGATTATCGTCGGTTGGGACGCCGGCGCGGTGAAGGATCCAGACGGCAGGGATGTGGCTTACAGCAAGGATGCCCTGGCGCGCCTGCTGAAGGAATACCACCGTGCAGGCCACCAGATCATGATGGCCTATATGCGCGAAGTGCTGGGGGTGCGAATAAAAAACTGATCGCGGCTGCGCGCTGGTGGGCCAGCGGCGGCCGTGATGAGAGGCAGGACGAGCTGGAGGCGCTGCGGGCATTCGGCCTGCAGCCGGATTATGAGACCGCCGCCGAATTCGAGGTGTGGCCGTGCAATTACGAGGCGCTCGAAGTGTTCATCAGCAGCGCGACCCAGTGGCGGCGCATCGTCCGCGGCAACCGCGTCGAATTCCTCGGCCTGGACTACCCGGCGGTGCAGTCGGTAATGCAGATGCTGGAAGTCAGCCAGCCGCAACAGGTTTTTAAGGACGTGCGCGCGATGGAGCGCGCAGCACTGGAGATTTTCAGGAATGGCTGACCAAAAGACCAATATCGTCATCAGCGCGGTGGACAACACCCGCGCCGCCGTCACTTCCGCCAGCGCCAGCCTGAAAGGGCTGGAAGGCGTAGGCACCACCCTCAACACCACCCTGGCACGCCTGGCACCACTCTTGGGTGCCGCCACCTTCACCGCGCTGATCAAGGGCGCCATCGACGGCGCCGACGCCATGCACGACCTTTCCCTGCAAACAGGTATCTCGGTGAAGGAGATAGGCGCGTGGAAGTTAGTTACCGAGCAATCCGGCACCAGCATCGAGGCGCTCGCTACTGCGTTGGACAAGGGTAGTAAATACATCGTCGAGCATGGCGACAAGCTGAAGAAGCTGGGCATCACCGCTACCACTTCCAGGGAGCTGGTATTCCAGTTGGCTGGCATGCTGGAGAAGCTGGCGATAGACGATCCTCGCCGTAATACTTTACTAAGTGTATTGGGCAGGGGCGCAAAAGAGTTGATACCTTTGCTGTCAGAGGGCGAGGAAGGCCTGCGCAAGATGGTGGCGCGCGGCGAAGAGCTGAACCCGATCACTGCCGAGATAGCGGCCAATGCCGACAAGCTGAAGGACCTGATGGCCGAGATGAATCTTGCCAGCAGCCGCTTAGGCGTGACACTGGCAACCCAGCTGATGCCGGAGCTGGCACAAACGACGGAAGCCATGACCAAGATGATAGAAGCAGGCCATCCGTTGCTGGCGCTTTGGCGCGGTTATGCCGGGCTGGGGAAGATTGTGCTTGATTTTGGATTCCCGGACCAGAAGTTCACGATTACCGAGCACCTAAAGGATTTGCGCGCCGAGCTGGCCAATCTTGAAAAGGGAAGTAAAGAAGTCGCGCGCGGCGGCCTGTTACAACGGTGGCTGGCTGGCGGCACCAAGGAAGAGCTGGATGCAAAAATCACACAGACCAGGAACCTGATAGCTGCCACTGAAAAATTCAGAGATTCCCTGGATAAGCCTGAGCCGCCAAAGCCTAAAACGACCGATAAAGCCACCGCAGATAAAATCGACAAGGTATTCGGCGCTGGCGACGGCGCCGCCAAGGGGCCGAAACCGGAGGTGGCCAAACAGGCGGCAGAGGAATACGCCAAGCTCTACGGCGAATTCACGAAAATAATCGACGGCACGGCAACGCTCAGCAAATCAGAACAGACGCTCAGGGATATCCAGAATGGCCGCTTTGCCGAGCTCTTGCCCTGGCAGCAGGAGCAGCTCGCCAACCTGGCACGCGAGGTGACGCTGAAGGAATCGCTGGCGGAGTTCGACAAGGTATCAGCCGAAGGCGACGCGCGCCAGCAGGAGGCCGAGCAGGCCGAGGCCGACGCGCGCGACGCCGCCGACAACCAGCGCCTCACCGCCGCCGACGAGATGAGCCGCCGCCTGGTGGACGAGAACGAGGACCTCAACGCGGCGCTGATCAGGAACGACCGCAAGCGCGCCGAAGAGCAGCTCAGGATAGAGAACGAGCGCGCGGTGCAGCGCATCTATGACCTCGGTCTGGAGACCGAGCAGGTGCAGGACCTGCTGGACGAGCAGGCCGAGCATTACCGCCTGCAGCAGCGCGCGCTTGAGCAGAGCAGCAATACATCCATCGACCTGGTGAAAGAGCTGGGGCTGACCTTCACCTCGTCGTTCGAGGAGGCGATCAGCGCGGGCGAGGATTTGAGCGACGTGCTGGAAGCGCTGGAGAAAGACCTCACCAAGCTGCTGGTGCGCAAGAGCGTCACCGAGCCGATCATGTCTGGCGTTGACAGTCTGCTCAAGGATTCCGGCATCGGCGACTGGTTCTCCGGCCTGTTCAATGCCGACGGCAATGCCTTTGACCGCGACGGACTCATGCCTTTCGCCCTGGGCGGCGTGGTGAATGCGCCCACGCCTTTCATGTTCGGCAGCGGTGGCCGCCTTGGGGTCATGGGCGAGGCCGGGCCGGAGGCGATACTGCCGCTGTCGCGCGGCGCGGACGGCAAGCTCGGCGTGCAGGGCGGTGGCGGCAATGTCACGGTGAATGTCATCGAGTCGCCCGGCAAGGGCGGGCAGGTGCAGCAGCAGAGCGACGGCAGCGGCAACGAGATCATCACGGTGATGGTGGAGTCGATCAAAAAAGAAGTCGCGCGCGACATCATGCGCGGCGGCATCGTGGCGCAGTCCATGCAGAACACCTACGCGCTCAACCGCGCGCCGGGGGCAGCTTAGATGGCGACCTGGCCAGGCACATTACCGGCACCCTTGCTGGCAGGCTACGGCGGCGAGCCGGTCTCCGCGGTGCAGCGCACCGAGTTCGACGCGGGCGCAGCGCGCCAGCGCCAGCGCTTCACCGATGCGCCGGACATGCAGAGCGCGGCATGGCGCTTCACCGGTGCCGAGATGGCGATTTTCCGCGCGTTCTGGACGGACGACCTGCATCGCGGCACCGACTGGTTCGATATCACGCTGGATATCGGCTTTGGCCTCACGCTGCTTGAGGCGCGCTTCGTCGGCGGCAAGTTCCCCTATAACGCGCTATCCGGCATGAATTGGCAGGTGAATGCCCAGCTCGACGTGCGCGACCCGAATGTTTGATTGTTAAAAGGACAACGCCATGACTTATTTTTTGCTGCTGCTACTCATTATCACCACCGGCCTGTGGCTGGCGACCATAGGCCACATGCAGGCTGCGAAGCGCGAGGCGGAGAAGCTGGCGCACAGCGTGCTGCACCAGCCGCTGGTATGGACGACCAAGGGCAACCTGCCGGGCAGCGCGCTGGAATACCGCACCGACTGGTTCGAGGACGACAACGAGATCACGTTCGTCGAGCAATACTGGCTCGACGGCGAGATGGTCAAGAGCAGCACGCATAAGCGTTTGAAAAAGGGCGTGGAAGCGCTTGGATACACAGCCAATCTTGGCTGATTCTGATTTTTTTTTAACAAAAGGAGCGTCATCATGTTTATATCAAAATGGTTTGAAAAATTCTTCACCCTGTATGCGAATACTCAGGGGCTATGCAGCAGCTTCAAGTCGGAGGTGATGCTGGCGCTGCACGCGCTCGGCACCACGGTCACGCGCGGCGCGACCACCGCCGACACCATCAAGGCGGCGCTCTACCTGGCGACTGCCACGGTGTCTGCTGCCACCACCGCCTATTCCGCCACCAACGAGGTCAGCGGCTCAGGCTACAGCGCAGGCGGCGCCACCGTAACCAATGCCACCGCGCCCAGCACATCGGGCACCACCGGCATCTGGACGCCGTCCGCCAGCATCAGCTGGACCACCGTCACGCTCGCCACCGCGTTCGACTGCGTGCTGCTCTATAACAGCTCGCAATCCAACCGCGCCATCAGCGTGCACACCTTCGGCAGCCAGACCGTCACCGCCGGCAACTTTTCGCTGACCATGCCGACCCACGACGCCAGCAACGCGCTTGTCCGTATCGCTTAAGGTTGCCTCACATGGCAACCAGGCACCGGCATGGTGAACTCCCGCATCGCCTGAAGCGGCGCTGCGGCGCAGCCATGCCTGAAAGGGGCAGGGCATGACACTGCCTGTAGCGGGGGCAACTTATAACGGCATCAGCAAGCTGGTGTCAGGGCAAGATTCAAGTCCATTCGGGCTCGCCTTCAAGTCTGACGGCAGCAAAATGTATGTGTCGGGAACTACTAACGACACTATTTACGAGTATGACCTCAGCACTGCTTGGCTGGTATCTAGCGCTACTTATAACAGTGTAAGCAAGCTGGTTTCAGGGCAGACTACAAGTCCATTCGGGCTCGCCTTCAAGTCTGACGGCAGCAAAATGTATGTGACAGGAGGAGGAGGAGGCGCTACTATCTATGAGTACGACCTCAGCACTGCTTGGCTGGTCAGCTCTGCCACTTATAATAGCGTCAGCAAGCTGGTTTCAGGGCAAGATTCAAGTCCAGCCGCCGTCACCTTCAAGTCTGACGGCAGCAAAATGTATGTGTCGGGAAACACTAACGACACTATTTACGAGTATGACCTCAGCACTGCTTGGCTGGTATCTAGCGCTACTTATAACAGTGTAAGCAAGCTGGTTTCAGGGCAGACTAATATTCCGTGCGGCCTTGCCTTTAACTCTGACGGCAGCAAGATGTATATGGTTGGTCGCGGCGGCGATGGCGTCTACGAATACGACCTCAGCACTGCTTGGCTGGTCAGCTCTGCCACTTATAACGGCATCAGCAAGCTGGTGTCAGGGCAGGACGACGAACCATTCGGTCTCGCCTTCAATGCTGACGGCAGCAAAATGTATGTGTCGGGAACTACTAGCGCCACCGTCTATGAGTACGACATGATGCCGGTTTACCTTTACGGCTCGGCCTCTACCCCAGCAGACGGGGCGGCAGCGACAGGAACCGCAGACCCAACAGCGGTAACCCCACCCTCCGGCATGCTTGCAGGTGATTTGGTCTGCATGATAGGACAGCAAAGAGCCACTGGCGCCACCCTAGCCATAAGTCAAGCTGGTGGACAGACTTGGACAAGTGAAGCGGCAATCGGAATAACCAACCAGACCGATAGGCTTTTCTGGTGCACCTTCAACGGCACCTGGTCTGCCGACCCCTCGGTGGATTTCAGCGCGGCCACCTGCAATTCTGTGCAGATGCACGTTTTCAGACCACCATCTACAGATTACACGTGGGAAGTTAATCAAGCATTAGCTGAAACCGAAGATGCGAGCAGCCCCTATGCCAACCCCGGACAGACGACCACCGGAACCGACCCTACGGTAACGCTAGTCGGATGGTTCACCGCCGACGATAACTCGTGGAATGCTTCGGGAGATACAGGCTGGCAGGTAGCAGGAACCGCGCAATATAGAAATACATCGGGTTCTGACCAAAGCGCGGCCTATGAATATAAATTACAGACCTCTGCTGGCGCTACAGGTGCGGTAGATAAAACACAGAACACCGTAACAGGCGACGCCTGCACTACTTTTGCTATTACTTTTGCCGCCACGCCCGGCGGCACCTCCGTCGCCATCACAGGCACCGCCGCCACCGGCGCCGTGGGCACGCTGGGCAGCAGCCGTGACAAGGCACTCACCGGCAACGCTGCAACAGCAGCCGTGGGCACTACCACACCCGCGCTGGACAAAGCCCTCACCGGCAACGCTGCCACCGGTGCACCCGGCACGCTTGCCCCCGCGCTGGACAAGGCACTGACAGGCAACGCCGCCACCGGCGCCGTGGGCACGGTCGGCACACTCGGCGGCGATGTCGCCATCGCACTCAGCGGCAACGCTGCCACCGGCGCCGTGGGCACGCTGGGCAGCAGTCGTGACAAGGCATTGACAGGCAACGCCGCCACTGCCGCTGTTGGCACGGCAGTGCCTGCCATGGACAAGGCGCTGACGGGCAACGCCGCCACCGCAGCCGTGGGAACAGTCAGCAACACCCTTGCCGTCGCGCTGACGGGCAACGCCGCCACCGCAGCCGTGGGAACAGTCAGCAACACCCTTGCCGTCGCGCTGACGGGCAACGCCGCCACCGGCGCCGTGGGCACAGTCACTGTGGTCGGTGACACTACTGTCGCTCTCACCGGCGTGGCCGCCACTGCGGCAGTCGGCACAGTTGGCAACACCCTTGGCATCGCGCTCAGCGGCAACGCCGCCAGTGCGGACGTGGGCATCGTCGTGCCCGGCCTTGCCAAAGCGCTCAGCGGCGTCAGTGCCAGCGCCGCCATCGGCACGCTGGCTGCCCTTATCGAGCTGCCGCCGCGCCTCAGCCAGGCGATACGCGAGGCCTACGCCAGCGCACCGGCAGGGGTCATCATCCTGCACACGCTGGAGTTCCGACACCCGAATTTCGTCGATGACTTCGGGCAGGCGACTGCCATCCGCGTGGTGCTGGACCATGCCAACCTCGATGCGCGCCTTGAGCTGGACGCGCCGCAGAACCCGGGCGAATACGTGACCTTCATCGCCTTTGCCTTTGAGCTCAGCCTGCCGAATATCGAGGCGTCGAGCACGCCGGAGATCAGCATATCGCTGGACAACGTCACGCGCGAGATCGAGGACAGCCTGGCGCTGGCCGCGCTGTCGCCATATCCGGTGGAGGTGACTTACCGGCCATACCTCAACACCGACCTCAGCGCGCCGCAGATGAACCCGCCGCTGACGCTGACGCTGACCTCGGCCGAGGCCGACGACTTCCGCGTCACTGCGCGCGCCAGCTACGGCAACACCGCCAACCGCCCCTATCCGGCGCAGCTCTACAATACCACCAGGTTCCCGGGGCTGATGAGATGACGGCACACTGGGCGATGCAATATCTCGGCCGTCCCTGGGTGAGCGGCGGACAGGGGCCGCATGATTTCGACTGCTGGGGGCTGGTGCGCTGGGTGCAGCGCGAGCACTTCGGGCGCGAGCTGCCGCTGGTGGTGGTGGACGCCACCTGCAAGGCGGAGATCCTCGCCGCGTTTGATGGCCATGCCGAGTATGCGCGCTGGCAGCTGGTGGAAAAGCCTGCCGAGGGCGACTGCGTGGTCACCATGACCGCGCCGGATGAGCCCAGCCATGTCGGCGTCTATCTTGAGATAGACGGCGGGCGCATCCTGCAGTGCGTCACCGGCTCCGGCGTGGTGGCGCCCAGCCTGCGCGCCACGCGCCGCAGCATCGGCCAGCACCTGCAATTCTGGCGCTGGAAGGAGGCATAGACAGCAATGCTCGCCACCGTCATCACCGTGAAGAACCCGTTCAACCCGACCCAGCACCGCGAGGTCGCGCAATACCACCGCCCGCGCCGCCTGGACAAGCTGGCGCCCAAGACCATGCTGCCGTATATCTGCGTGCTGAACGGCGTGCCGCTCCTGAAGGACGAATACAAGGTGAAGCTGAAGCACCGCGATATCGCGGTATTCGTGACCATGCCGCAAGGCGGCGGCGATTCCAACCCGCTCAAAATCGTGCTGATGGTGGCCCTCGCCGTGGTCGCTCCTCAAATCGGCTTTGGGATTGCATCCTCTTTCGGCACTTCGATTGGCGCGTTTGCATCGACCTCTGCATTAGGCAGTTTCATCGGCGGCGCCATCGGTTTTCTGGGCAACCAGCTCATCAGCGCCGCGTTCTCGTCCAGCAACCAGACCAGCAGCCAGCGCCAGCAGGCGCTTGTGTCGCCGTCGCCGACCTATAACCTGAGCGCGCAGGGCAACCGCGCGCGGCCGGGTGAGCCGATACCGGATTTTTACGGCTACCACAAGCACTTTCCAGATTTTGCCGCCGATCCCTACACCGAATATGCCGGCAATAACCAGTATCTCTACCAGCTGTTCTGCCTCGGCCAGGGCGAATACGATATCGACACCATCTACATCGGCGACACGCCGGTCAGCAGCTTCCCCGAGATCACCTGCGAGATCTACGGGCCTGACCAGCGCGTGACGCTGTTCCCCAGCATCGTCAATACCTCGGGCGAAGTGGCGGGGCAGGAGGCCACCTATAACGTGGCGCTGGGGCCGTTCGTGGTGTGCCCGCCCGGCGTCAGGGTGACCGCGGTGGCGTTCGACATCGTCGCCACGCGCGGCCTGTTCTATGCCAACAATTCCGGCGGCCTGGACGCGCTCACCACCACCTTCCGGCTGGAAGTGCGTGCCATCGACGACGACGGCGCGGCGCTGGGTGGCTGGAGCACCGTCGGCAATGGCAGCATGAGCGCCGCCGATGCCACGCCGATCCGCCGCAGCTACCGCTACAGCGTCAGTGAGGCGCGCTATGAGGCGCGGGTGACACGCACTGACGTCAAGAACACCAGCTCGCGCGCCGGCCATGAGATTGTCTGGGCCAGCCTGCGCGGTTATACCGCGGGCGCCAACTACTATGGCGACGTGACCATGCTGGCGATGCGGGCAAAAGCCACCAACAACCTCACCACGCAGTCCAGCCGCCAGGTGAACGTGACCAAGACGCGCAAGCTGGAAGTATGGAACGGCAGCAGCTGGAGCGCACGTATCGCCACGCGCAACCCGGCATGGGCCATGTGCAACATGCTCAAGGCGGAATACGGCGGCAACCTGCCGGACAGCCGCCTGGCGCTGGACAGCTTCCTTGAGCGCGCAGAGACCTGGGACGCGCGCGGCGACCAGTTCAACGGCGGCTTTGACAATGCCGGCACGCTGTTCGAGGCGGTGAACACGGTGGCGGCGGCAGGCCGCGCCAAGGTCTACGAGCAGGGCGGCATCTGGTATTGCTGGCGGCACGAGGCGCAGGCCATGCCGGTGGCGCTGTTCAATATGCGCAACATCGCGCGCAACTCGGCGCACGCCGAATTCGCGCTGCCCACCGAGGTCGGCGCCGACGCGGTGGACGTAAGCTACCTGGACGAGAACACCTGGACCGAAAAGACGGTGCGCTGCCAGCTGCCGGACGGCACTGCCAACAACCCGGCGCAGATCAAGCTGTTCGGCGTCACCAGCGCCGCGCAGGCCTGGCGCGAGGGCATGTATAAAGCCGCCTGCAACCGCTACCAGCGCCTGCCTTTCACCTTCAGCACCGAAATGGAAGGCTTCATCCCGACCTTCGGCGACCTGATATCGCTGGCGCACGACCGTGCCAACTGGGGCAGCAGCGGCGACGTGCTGAGCTATGACAGCGGCACGCAAACCATCACGACCTCGGAGCCTCTGGATTTTTCCGGCAGCGGCCCATGGTATTTCGGCTTCCGCCTGCGCGACCTGAGCTTTGACGGTCCCTACGAGGCCACTGCCGGTGTGGACGATTACCATGCGGTGCTGACAACGCCGCTGGATTTCGTGCCGGATACCGGCTCAGACCGCGAGCGCACCTCCTACCGCTTCGGCGCAGGGCAGCAGTTCGGCAGGCAGGCGCTGGTGATGAAGGTGCAGCCGCGCTCGCTGTCCAGCGTGGAGATCGCCACCATCAACGAGGACGACGCCATCCACACCGCCGACACCAGCACCGCGCCGCCCACTTCCACGCAATGGAATCTGCCGGCAGTCATCACGCGGCCATCGGTGGGCGAGCTGCAGGTGACCCTGGGCGGCAGCGCCAACAATCCGCTGCTGCTGATCTCGTGGCAGGCCAGCGCCGGCGCCGACAGATACTATGTCGAGCTGAGCTATGACGGCGGCGTCACCTGGACGCGCATGGCCGAGCCTTCCACCAGCGACGCGGCAGTGCCCGCACGGCGTGGCTATGTCAACGTGCGCGTGGCAGCCACCGGCCTGGCACAGGGCGACTATGCCTACTGGGCGGGCAACCCTTACAGCGTCGCGCCGCCGGACGTGCCGGTGTTCCTGGTCAGCGTGCAGCCGGACGGCACGCGCGAATTCAGCTGGAGCATGGCGGAAACGCCGCCCGACCTGCTCGGCTTCGAGATCCGCTACCGTCTCGGCAGCGGCTGGACATGGGACGACCTCAGCGCGCTGCACAACGGCCTCTTGACCGCCAGCCCGTTCGAGAGCAACCAGCTCTCGGCCGGCGATTACACTTTCGCCATCAAGGCGGTGGACGACAGCTATGTGCGCTCGGAGAACGCCACCTTCATCAGTGGCACGCTGTCCGATCCACGCCTGGCAGGCGTGCTGTTCAACGAGCTGCCGCACACGCAGAACTGGCCTGGCACCAAGACCAACTGCAACGCGCAGGACAACAAGCTGGTCAGCAACGACCAGGAGACCTGGGCGGACAAGACCTCATGGGATGCCTGGACGCAATGGGTGACCGTGCCATACGCCACCATCAGCTACGAGCACACCGCCATCGATATCGGCGCCATCCTGGCGTTCACGCCATTTGTTGACGTGGTGGCCAACGGCACGCTGACCATCGAGGAGAGCCACTCCGATGACGGCAGCGGCTACAGCAGCTGGGCTGCCATCGGCGACCTGGTCACGGCGCGCTATATCAAGATCCGCGTGGCGCTCACCGGCGTCAGCGGCGTGCCGGTCATCACCAGCATGAATATCAAGCTCAGCGCCGTCTCGCAGGACGAGGACCTGAACGACATCGTCACCTCTAGCTTAAGCGGCAGCTACCGCATCGGCGTGGGCGATATCCGCCTGCCGATCGCCAAGAGCTACACCATCATCACCCAGGCCACCGTCACGCTGCAGAACGTCGGCGGCGGCTGGAGCTGGGAGCTGATAGACAAGGACACCAGCGTGGGTCCGCGCATCAAGATCTACAACGCCAGCAACACGCTGGCAGACTGCACCATAGACGCCTATGTGAGAGGAGCTAAATAATGACCTGGCCTACCGTAACAATCGTAACCACCGCCATGGACGCGGGCGCTGACGACGCCAGCCTGGCGCGCGCAGAAATCAAGCAGATGGCGGACAATGTCAATGCCGTCAAGGACGCCAGGGGCGCCGCCGACGGCATTGCCGAGCTGGACTCCGGCGGGCTGGTGCCTATCGCCGAGGTGCCCACCATCACCGCGGTCAAGGGCGGCACCGGGCAGACCGCCTATACCACCGGCGACCTGCTGTATGCCAGCTCTGCCACTGCTTTATCCAAGCTGGCCGCAGGCTCGGCAGGCTTCGTGCTCAAGAGCAACGGCGCTGGTGTCGCGCCGAGCTACCAGACCGAGGGCGGCGGCTTTGACAGCGGCACGCGCCTGCTGTTCCAGCAGACTGCCGCGCCCACCGGCTGGACCAAGGAGATCAGCGCCGCCTATAACAACGTGGCGCTGCGCATCGTCACCGGCAGCGTGGGCAACGGCGGCACGCATGCCTTCACCAGTGTATTTTCTGCGAGCAAAAGCACCGACGCCTTTACCCTGACCACTGCGCACATGCCGGCACACACGCATGGTGGCGCCGTCATAGCTGGCAGCTCATTCGTGTTCAGCGGCAGTATTCCGAACACCCTCGCCCTTGGTGCCTCCGGTAGCGCTGGCGGCGGCGGATCGCACTCGCACGTCATCAGCAATTTCGACCTCAAATACCGCGACGTCATCATCGCGAGCAAGGATTAGCCATGTTCAACAATAAACCCAAAACCCCGATGTGCCCGCTGCTGAAGGGCGCCTGTATCGAGTCCGGCTGCATGTTCTGGACACATGTGCGCGGCACCCACCCGCAGACCGGCGCCGAGATGGACATGCCGGACTGCGCGGTGAAGTGGCTGCCGGTGCTGCTGATAGAGAACAGCAAGGAGACGCGGCAGGCAGCCGCCGCGGTGGAGAGCCTGCGCAACGAATCAATCACCGCCTCGCAGCAGGTGGCTGGCGCCATCGCCTATCTGGCCGAGACCAACAAACCACTACTGGAGAAACCATCATGAGCAAAATCACCATCATTCAGGCCGACGGCGTGGTCGGCATCAACGGCGAGTTCCGCGAAGTCGACCTGTCTGACCTCGACACCCGCATCCACGCGGTGCAATACGATGACGTCGCCGGCGTCGGGCATATCGAGTTTGACGCCAGCCTAGACCCGCGCCTGCCCAACCAGCCGCTGGGCAAGATGCTGTTCGAGAAGCTGTTCAACCGTTTCCTCAAGCGCTGGCGCGCCGCCGGTGAGCCACCGCCGCGCACGCCGGAACAGATAGCCGCCGACGATGCGGCGCAGGCGCAGGCGGCGAAGGACACCCAGGCAGCGGCCAGCGCCAAGGCTGACCCGGTCATCACCTACCTGGTCAGCCACACGCCGGCGGAGTGTGCGCAGTATGTGCGTGACCAGGTTAATGCCTCGGCCATCACTACACAAGCGGATGCCAAGGCCGCGATTATTAAGCTGGAGGATATTCAGGCCAGGATGGCGATGGCGCTGTCGGTCATCGCGCGTCATACATTGAGATAACCAAAAGAAAGGAGCAAGCCATGCCGACCCCCGGAGTTAAATGTGATATGCGCGCCCACGCGCGTCTGGACGAGCACGGTGTCCGCCTCAGCGCGCTTGAAAGCGAAATCAAGGCGCACACGGTGGCGCTGTCGGAGAATACCGAGCTGACGCGGCAGGTGGCGACCAATACCTCTGAGCTGGTGGAGCTGATGAAAGGCATCAAGGGGCTGCGCAGCCTGGTTGTGTGGGGCGCCCCCCTTGTCGCGGCGGTCATCGCGCTGGTCGCCTACCTGCGGGAGTTCAGATAATGAAACCAAAATGGCATGAAATTGCTGAGAGTTATATCGGCCAGCGTGAAATCCCCGGCGTTGAATCGAACCCGTGGATTGAATCCATGTGGAACGAACTTGGCTATGGCTGGCTATGGAAAAAGTTTAGCGATGATTCGCTGCTTGCCTGGTGCGGCGCTTTCCTTGCCTTATGTTTCAAGAAAGCCGGACTAGCCTTCCCTAAAGAAGCGTTCCGTGCTGCGGAGTGGCTGAAATGGGGCATACCTCTTGGAACACCATTGCTCGGCTGCGTTGGGGTAAAGAAGCGCAAGGGCGGCAATCATGTGTTTATTCCAGTCGGCGTGAGCAAAGACAGAAAGTATGTAGTCGGCTTGGGCGGCAACCAGCGCGATGGCGTGACCTACGCGCCGTTCCTGATTGAAGAAGTCACTGGCTGGCGCTGGCCAGCAGGTGTGCCGCTTGGTGATCCTTTGCCGGTTGTCAATATGAATGTTTTCCTAAACGACCAAGTGAAATTGAGCTGATCATGGATAAAGATGACGATATTGAGCGGCAGGCTGAATATGTCGCCTGGATAGTCCCGGCGATAGTGGTTGTTCTGGCGATAGCTATGGCTGGCTATGCCTATGCCGATGATTTCAGGGCATCCAAAGCCGTGATTATGGGCAAGCCGGTGTTCATCACCAACCAGCCCTGCGTGCTTACCGAGTATAAAGACACGCATCCTTGGGTAGCGTATGTCGTGCATGTGGAATCCGGCTTGCATCTGGAGGGCTGCTGGAGGTTCGGCACCGGCATCAAGACCGACCTGATACTCATACAGTGGAACAAGGGCGACGTCTCTGAGTTGCTGGCTGATGAGTTTCTTACACCAGATTCGCAAGGGCAGGCGGCGATCACCAAAAAACCGGCACTTAAAGCAGAAGGCGACCCGCTTTGACGCGATTTAAGCGATTATTTTTGAACGGCGTAGGCTATGCCCTTGCCTTAATCGCGTTAAGCGGCTGCGCTGCCATGCCTGCGGTGGCATACGGCATCGCCTCCGGTATCGTGTATTACCAGAGAAGCCTGCCGCCGCCATGAAAGTAGAATACCTCGACCAGCTCAGCGTGACCGAGATTGCCGATGGCGCATGGCGGCTTAATACCGTGTTCCGCGCCATCGTGCAGGACGGCAGCCATCGCTACCTGATCACGATTCCGCCAGGCTTCGTCACCGACTTTTGCAGCGTGCCGCATATCCCCTTCGCCTACCTGCTGTTCGGCGGCATCGGCAACAAGGCCGGGCTGGTGCATGACGCGCTCTATTCGGACTGGGGCGGCATCACCGTGGTGGATATCGAGCTGGAGCTTGAGTATCTCTATGACAGAGGCTGGGCGGACAACGTGCTGGCGGCAGGGCTTGAGGCCTGCAGCGTGGGATGGTTCAAGCGCGGGTCCATGTATGCCGCCGTGCGGACTTTTGGTTGGCAATTTTATAAGAAAAGATAAATTTCGCAGGGCGCAAGACCGTAAGACAACACTCTGTAACCCGCCGCAAGGCACTTTACAGGAGCATTAAAAATGTTAAATGCAGTCGTAGCAAAGATGAGATGTAACTCGGTGCAAACCTCTCAATTTTCTGAGACGTACAAACAGCACAAGGTCGAGCTGGGCGCTGTCTGCGGCAATGAAGGTGAGAATGCATCCTTCACCAAGGCCACGCCAGCAGGTGCGCTTTGGATGAATATTGAAGAGGGGCGACCAGCCTTGGATTTCTTTAAGCCAGGCAAGAGCTACTACGTTACTTTTACTGAAGCTCCAGATAAGTAGAACGTAAAAAGAGGCGACCAGGCGGTGTAGCACCACCGCCCGGCCCCTTAACCCACAAGCCGAGACTTGTGAGCCAGGACTGACTAGGCCTCCCGCCACGTACGCAGCGGGGAAAGCCTAGCAGATTTCCATTTAAGCGGAAAGGGCTCACCATGCAGGCACTCCCTGTTATCCCCTATGTCGGTGGCAAGCGCAGGCTTGCTGACCGGCTTATCCCGCTGTTCCCACCCCATGAATGCTACGTCGAGGTGTTCTGCGGCGGCGCTGCCCTGTTTTTCCTCAAGCCGCACCAGGCCAATTGCGAAGTCATCAACGACATCAACCTTGAGCTGGTATCGCTTTATCGTGTGCTGCAGCATCATCTGGAAGAATTCGTTAGACAGTTCAAGTGGGCGTTATCCAGCCGCCAGGTGTTCGAGTGGCAGAAGATGACGCGGCCGGAGACGCTGACCGATATCCAGCGCGCGGCGCGCTTCTATTACCTGATGAATCACGCATTCGGCGCCAAGACGCATGGCCAGAACTACGGCACCGTCACCAACGGCGTGGCGGGCATCAACCTGTGCCGCATCGAGGAAAGCCTCTCAGCAGCGCACCTGCGCCTGTCCGGCGTCAATATCGAGAACATCCCCTGGCCAGAGTGCTTTGCGCGCTACGATCGCCCGTACACTTTCTTCTACTGCGACCCGCCATACTGGCAGACCGAGGGCTACGGCATGCCGTTCCCGTTCGATAACTACGTGCAGCTGGCGAGGATCATGCACGAGGTGAAAGGCAAGGTCATGGTCAGCATCAACGACCACCCCGACATCCGCCAGGCATTCGCCGGCCACCACATGCTTGAGCTCGATATCAAATACACCCTGCAGAATGGCGGCGAGTCCGATACCTCCGGCGAGCTGGTCATCACCAACTGGGATGCCGGCAACACCGGCGGGCTATTCGATGGAGTTTGATATCGGCGCTGCAGTATTTTTGCTGCCAGTGTTATGGCCTACGTTGAATTGTGCCATTTTTGTGCCATCCGTGTGGCACAAACTGCATATTGTTGGATAGTGCTGAAACTAACAAATGGCTATAACACTGGCTTTGCGGCTTGTGCGCATCTTGTCGAAAGAGACTTAAAATCCCTCGACTGGAAACGGTCGTGCCGGTTCGATTCCGGCCCCGGGCACCAATACAGTATTTCACATTGAATCAAAACAGCTTTAGATTCCACTAAATAAGCCATTAATAGCTAGCGTTACTTTCATAGCGTATCAATTCATCTCTTGACATACCGTCACTTTTGACGGTATTTTTGACGGTATGTTAACTTTTCTCAGATTGAGATACCGTCATGGCACTTACAAATACCGCTATTCTTAACGCTAAGCCCACCAGCAAGCCTTATAAACTTACCGATAGCGCAGGGCTTTATCTGTTAGTCAATAATGCCGGTAAGTATTGGCGTTTTGATTATCGCTATTTGGGCAAACGCAAAACACTCGCAATGGGTGTTTATCCCGATACTTCATTGGCCGATGTAAGAGATAAACGCA